ACGTCATAGTGAAGTATTGCCCCGATACAGGGGCTGGAAACTCAATGCCCGTTCCAACAGCGAGATTGGCAGTCAGAGCCGAGTTGGAAATTCCCCCCGCGAGCGTGGACTGGGCGTTGTTGCTCCAAAGGATAATGCTGCTCATTGCATGCCCGCCCTTCTAGCTCGATCTTCTTCGCGTTCAGTAGTGTGTGCCGGCGAAGACGAAGTTTCCTGATCGTAGACCGGCTGGCCGTAGGTCCAGCCATGCTCGCCCAGATGCGCGGCCGTGAAAGCCATTCGCCGACCACCCCTGCGTTCCCAAGCCTGCTCAGCGGCTACCCAGGCGAAAGCCAGCATCTTGTGCTTTCCCGGAACCCAAAGGAGATGAGTGGACCCATTCTTGGCGGGTGCATCGGGCTCGCATTTCTTGCCGACGTGCGGCCCCCTGGGGAGTGCTTCGTGGGCCTCGTGCTCCACATACCCGTCGCCGGGATGAAACGAGTGCGTTGTCTTCGATGCGTGGGCGCGCTGCTGGTCCGATCGAATAGCCATCCGGCTTATTTCCTCTTGTCCAGTTCCGCAGCCCGCGCGCCGATAGCTGCCGAATCACCCCGTGTGCAGGCATCCATATAGCCCTTGATAGGGCAATCCGCCGAATGGATGCCGGTAAAGGTGCCTTTGTTCTCTCCTGCGTACAGAACCTGCTCGCCTTTTTTGGCCCCATACTCTTTCTGCAGGGCCGCTTTAATCTCTTCGCCTTTCGAAGTTAAGGGCATAGGGGATCTCCTTTTTAGAGGGTTACCGCAACAGTGAACTGGAACGGAAACTGAAGCACTCCAGAGTCCATGGCCGCCTTGAATGTAGCAGCATTTGGCAAAGGGGGAAATGTCTTAATTGTTGTTTTGAGCCCGTTCGGGGTTCTCGTGTTTGGGGCGAACTTGTTGGGCAGGGCGCCCCCGGCTCCGATATGACGAGTTGAACTCAAGAGGTTGATGTTTACCTGATTGCCGACGCCGAAAGTCACGCTGATCTGATACGTCCCGCTGATGCCAGGATCAGTTCCATTCGTGCCTGTCAGGAACCGCATGACCCGGCGTTTCAGCCAACAGATATTGAAAACGTTTCCGTCCCCCTTGTAAAAATTCCAGGTAATGATTCGTTTGAAAATGTCATCTGTTGTGGCCGCAACGTTGGAAGGGCCGATGATCTTTCCCCTGTTGAGCGGCAATGAGTTAGGGGTATAGGTATTCAGAGGGCCTACGTTTCTGTTACGACCCGAGGCGAGGGCAGGCCGGCTCATCCCATAAAGACCCTGGGCAACCCAATCCAACAGCGCTCCAGATATGTTTGTATTTGTATATATTGGAAGCGGATTGTTGTTGAGCCAATCCAATGTCTGCTGAGCAAGAAGATTGTAATTGGTTACAAATGCCTGCAAGTCCTCATCATCATTGTATTCCGTGTACAGGTACGAAGAGAGCATCCCTTGAACGGTTACGGGGCCAACAGGTGGGAAGGGACCGGGGGTTGGAGTTGGGGGATAAATCGGCGCCGACTGAATTACAAAAGCCGAAAAGCTGTGGCCGCTTGTCTGGGCGTTCACCCATACATTTGATGTCGCCCCGGGGATAAGGTGATAGCTCTGTCCGGGCTGCAGGACGACCGTTGTTGTGTTTCCCATGAGGCCAGGAGGCCCTGTAGGATCAACGTACAACGGTTCAACCGTCGCAACACCTTGATTGAGAGCAGTGACCGGATTTGTAATCCGGCCTCCTTGAAAACCCCCGAAGACAGCAATGACGGCTGTTCCCCCGGTAGCAACCGTGGTCGCTGCGGCTGCATAAATTGTTTGGGGAGCTACGGTCATCGATCAGCCTTGAGTGACCGTGATGCCAGTCGACACGGAAAAAAAGTAACTCTCAGGATCTCCTATAATGATCTGCGTCCCCGAAGACGGTGATGTCCCGATGCCGTTAATTGCCACGGCAAAGATCAGTCGCGTTATCAATGACGGCGCCAATATGGAGGCGATAGCAGTCCTGAACGTCGAATCAAGATCAAGAAGATTGATAGGCTGGCCCACCGGGATCTGATTGATGTAGGAAACAAGTGCCGGAATGGCGAGCTGCGATACGGACGCGGGCGAAACGAAACTCAATGATGAGGTGTTCCATGTCACCGTCATGGTGACGGTCTGCTGGGGCGGAAGAACGACCGGGACCACATAGTTGTCCGGGTAGTCGTTAATGGCCGCCTGGGCATTCCTGAAGTTCGGGGTCACCACACCGCCGCTGACATAGGCCCCAGAACTGGTTGTGTTGATCCCGATTGAAAACGTGGTCGGCGTTATGACAGTTGCGGTTAATGGAGTGCCATTGATACCGCTCATCCCGACCACCCCGGTGATATTGACCACCTGCCCGGAGGTGTACCCATGATTTAGGTTTGTTGTCACCACTCCGGGATTCGCGTTGGTTATATTGGTGACGTCGATAGTTGATCCAACCAGATTGTTGATATCGAACAGAGACTGAAAAATTGCGTACCCTACTTGGTAGATATCTCCGCCCCCAACGATTACCTCCCAGCCAACACCAATGACCTGATGGACCGATATCAGCCGCTGAACCACACCCGGAACATTGGCGAGCAGCGTTTTTAAGTAAGTTGTCATGCCTTGAGAGATGGCCTGTCCTGCCGTCAGAACCTGAGAACGAAAATCAGCCTCGCTCTGCGCGCCGGGTGAAGGCGTGCCGGCGAGCGGGTTTGTGACTGTGATTGCGGGGCTTGTAGTTGGAAACGAGGTTATCAGTTGGGTGACCGTGCCGGATGGTACGGCCCATGTTCCGGTCTGAGTGGCAACCGCGAATAGAGAAGATGTCTGCTCCGAGGAAGCGATGATTCCCCCAGTCTGAACGACATACTGATAAGTACCATCCGAAACTGTAGTGCCTTGAGAGATAACAAATCCGGGTGGGCCACTGAACACCACCAAAACGCTTGTGTTTGTATTCTGGCCTTGCTGCACTCCATAAATATTTCCAAGCTGTATCAGCATGGCAATATTGGCGGCGTAAGGAGTAAGTGAATTGACAATTTCAACTTTTGTCGAATCAATCAAAGAGAGACCGCCCACTTCCGTTGACGACACGTCTTCGATAAGACCGCCAGGGAGATTTGTAGTGTAATCTGGATTTGTAGCCGCTACCCCCGCAATGAGCAGCGCCCGCAAAGTGGCGGGGGGCGTGGGCTGAAGGCCAGCGGCCGTTACGATCGTCGGAATATCGGCCATCTATCTCACCCTGGAACCGGAAGCGGGTTATCCCCGCCCACTACAGTTTGCACAGCTACACCCTGATTAGTCACCACATTAACAGTATAGGTAGGGGGGATGCCAGGGTTCTTGCTGATGATCAGGCTGGAAAAATAAGGGGCGAATCTTTGCTGCATCAGCGCGACATAGAAATCTGGAAATACCTGAGTCATGATTGTCTGTTGCGCCGGAATGCCATAACCCGCGTAGAACGGGGACTCGCCTAAATTCAGCTTCAAACACTGACATAGAGTTGTGAGCCAGACGTAGTCGTTCGCACCTTGGGAATCAGTTTGCACCAAGACCCATGCCTTGGTTCCGTCTGCATAAAATACTCGTCCCCAGGTTCGCATCAGGTGCCCGCCGTTGGCGAATTTGTTTGTTGATTCGTCCCGGTAGACGGCTTCAGATATTGATGAGTATGTGTTTGCAGACCAACCTGATCGCCGGTGCCAACCCCGGCCTTAATGTCCCCTGACGTCTCAAGATTACCCCCGTATACCCCACCGCCTATTGCCGTTATGTTTCCGGAGAGCTGCAATCCTGTAGCTTGGATCACGCCGTCAACGTTCAAAAAAGTTCCGGCAGGGAGAAACACATTCACTCCTGTTTCCGTGACTTCAACCCTGCAAGTTTGATCATCGGTCATCACCACGGCGCCAGCTGGGCCGGACACCTGGGTTTTATTGGCGTCGACCGGGGCCGGCCAGTTTGCATTCCCGATTGGCACCCACACCAGGGCCGACAAATTGGCAATGAGCGATAGATCGGCCACCCCGGCCCCAAGACCTGACATGAGGCCCAGCGACGCATCGGAAGGGATCACCACCCCCTTATCACCTACCTGCGTTGCGCCCCGGAGCCACCTGGATTGCGCAATCGGGACCGTGACCTTAGGGAGCGTAAAGGCGCTCTGCACTTCGAATTTGACGGTTACAATAGCCCCTTGGACGGTCACGACAGAAGCAGGAAGGGCTTTCCCGGTAAGCTGGATTTCTTTCAAAGCCTGCTGTTCGGCTGCCCGATTCAGCGAGACAAGAAACGGTGTTTTTTGTGCGTTGCTTGCGTTCACGGTCAGGCGCCCTGATTCTGCACTGTCGGGATCATATCAAAAATCGTGACCCACGCATCAGCCGATGGTTGCCGATAGCTGCCGCAATGCCGAACTTGCTGGACTTGGAATTCTCCTTGAAAAGCGCTTTGCGAGCGCGCAACCGGGAAGGCTTGAGCCGTTACCGTGGTCGCTGCAGGCGGAAGCAGAACCTTGTCCCCCACTGCCGTATCGCCGCGCATGACTGTTTTCACCTGAATAGTCTGTGGCCCAATCCAGGTGGGCTGGCCAATCAAGTCCTGGAAAGAAAACTGTTTGATAGGCGCGCTTGGCTGCACAGTACCATCGTACACAAGAATCTGGTTCCCCTTTGGGGTTATATTAATCCCTCCGTAATTATTCTGCGTTCCAAGTATTTTCTTGGAAACTGCTTTCAGAAACACCGCATACTGTTCCAGAGATTGATAGTACCCAACGCTGTCTTCGGGAAGAACCAGATTTGGGCTAATGCTGACTGAAATAGTAGTAGGTGCGGGAAAAGCTGTTTGCAGCGTAGTTTGAATTGCTGCTGATAATGAGCTGCCCTTTGGCCAATAGTGCACCAAATTGGCAGGAGATGTGCTGGACCCAAAAGAGGCATTAAGAATCAAATCCAACGTCTGGGTTGTATCGATCCAATTACCGAAGGCGAACAGAATGGTTCCCTTGGCGAGTAGCCCAACCTGATTTGGATTTGCGAGCGGGAGCCCTTTTTGCATCCCCCCGTATACTTCAATATTCTTTCCGTTCAGATCCGAAGCCTGTTCGATCTCCTGCAGCGAAATCCCATAAATTCGAACAAACGAATTCAAAGGTCCGGGT